GGGATACAGACAGTTCCCAAGATACGACAAAATGAAATATCAAGATATAATAAATGCAGTATTGCCATCTTTTAACTTAGAGCAATATCAATTACACAAATTTAATGGTGAACTTGTAGGATTTACTAATTGGGCGTATTTAAGTGATGATGTAGAAAAAAGATTTATGACTACTGGAAGATTGAAAGCTAACGAGTGGAAATCAGGAAATAACATTTGGCATATAGAAACAGTAGCTAAAAGTCATTTAAGAGAAATAATGAAATGGACAAAAGAATATTTTAGAAATGTATTAGAAGTAGATCAACCTTTAAAATGGTTAAGGATAGCTGATGATTCAACTATTTATAGAAGATCTATGAAATTCAAAAGGGAGTTCCATAATGGGCTTTGATCCAGTAACAGCATTTGTTGTTCAACTTGTAGTCACAACAGCAATCTCTTGGGTTTTAAAACCTGATCCACCAAAAAGAAATGTGCAAGGTCAAGAAACAGCACAAGGAATTTTAGTTAATAAGGCGTCTAACAATAGTGCCATTCCAGTAGTTTATGGAAGAAGGCAAGTTGGTATAGCCAGAGTATTTGTTGAATCTTCAGGAACAGATAATGCTTATCTTTATATGGCAGGTGTACTTTGCGAAGGTGGTGGAAACGGAATTGAATCAGTAGATGAAATTTATATTAATGATAAATTAGTAACTTGGTCTGGCGCATTAACTGACGGAACAGTAAGAACAGTAAATAGTTCTGACGCTAATTTTTATAAAGATGGTAGTTTAATATCAGTACAAGCGTTTTATGGATTAGACAATCAATCAGCTTCTTCAATATTAGATGAATCAACTAATTGGGGTAGCAATCATAAGTTATCTGGTGTTGCTTATTTAGCTTTTAAATTTACTTGGAATCAAGATGCGTTTGGTTCTTTGCCAGAAGTTAAAGTAATTCTTAAAGGTAAGAAGATTTATGATCCTAGATTAGATTCTACAAAAGGTGGTTCTGGATCACATAGAGAAGATACAGCTTCTACTTGGACATATAATGAAAATTCAGCTTTATGTCTTTTAGATTATTTAAGAAATACTAGGTACGGAAAAGGTTTGCCTAATACAGCGTTTGAAACTAATTACGATTCATTTAAAGCGAGTGCAAATATTTGCGATACACAAGTAACTCCTTATACTTCAGCACCAGCAGATATAGATTTATTTCAAACTAATTTAGTTATTGATACAGAACAAAAAGTTATAGACAATGTAAGAGAATTACTAAATCCTATGAGAGCAATATTTACCTATACACAAGGTAAGTATTTTTTAATTATTGAGAATACCGGTACATCTTCATTAAGTTTAAATTCAGATAATATAATTGGTGGTATTAAAATATTTGGTGAAAAGAAGAATACTAAATACAATCGTGTTATAGGAACATTTGTTAATCCTGATAAAGAGTGGCAAGAAGATACAATAACATTCCCACCTGCTGATGATTCTGGATTACCAGTTGGTGATAGATACGCTACCTTATTAGCTGAAGATAATGGAACTCAATTAGAGGGCAATTTTACATTTCAAGGAATTACTAATCCATATCAAGCTGAAGAACTTTGCGAGATTATATTAAGAAGATCAAGAAATGCTTTAGCAGTAGAAGTTATGGTGACTTCAGAAGCACTTAATTTAACAATAGGTGATTTAGTAGATTTAACATATTCTACTGGTGGATTTAGTGCCAAGTTATTTAGAATTTATGGTTTAAGCATAAACACAGATTCAACAGTTTCATTAAAACTAATTGAGCATCAAGATAATTTCTACACTTGGACTTCTAAAGCATTAGCACCAACAATAGCTGATACGACATTACCTAACCCTAACAATGTATCTGCACCAGCTTCAGTTACTTTAAGCGATCAATTAATTCAATACTCAGACGGAGTTGTAATCACAGCATTAGATGTTGCGATTGGTGCTTCACCTGATAGCTTTGTAGATTACTACCAAGTTGAATATAAATTAAGTACAGAAGCTAATTATATTATTGCAGGGCAAGGTTCAGGTTTAACTCACAGAATATTAAACGTAATTGACGGATTAATCTATAATGTAAGAGTAAAAGCATTTAACACTTTAGGTTCTTCATCAACTTACACTTCAGCAACAAGAACTATTATTGGTGGAATAGCACCACCAGAAGATGTACAGGATTTCTCTTGTAACATTGTTGGAAGTGATGCTCACTTGGCTTGGACACAAATTGGCGACTTAGATTTAGCACATTACACAATTAGATATTCTCCACTAACATCAGGTGCTGATTGGGCAGATTCAGTTTCATTAGTTGAAAAGGTAGCAAGACCAGCAACATCAATTACAGTTCCTGCTAGAGTTGGTTCTTATTTAATTAAAGCAGTAGATAAAAATGGTAACTATTCTTCTAATGAATCTGTTATTGCAACTAACTTAACAGCAGTAGGAAACTTTAATGCTATTGTTACACAAACAGAATCTCCAACATTTGCAGGTACAACTGATAGAACTGTTGTTATTGACAATACAATTAGATTAGATTCATCAGAATTATTTGATAGTGCAACAGGAAACTTTGATACACCTACAACATTCTTTGATTCTGGTGTTACTACTTTTGATTTATACCCACTTGGTTTTTATTACTTTGCAAACATAATAGATTTAGGTTCAAGTTATACTTCAAGAATAACAGCTTTTATAACTCAGACTGCTGACAACTTAGATGATTTATTTGATGCAAGAACTGGAAACTTTGATGATGCAGGTTCTAACTTTGACGGAGATTCACCAGCTAACTGTAATGCACATATAGAAATATCTTTATCTAATGATAACGTAACTTGGACTTCTTATAGAAATTTTGTAATTGGAGACTACACAAGCAGATATTATCGCTTTAGAGTTATGATGACTTCTTCTGATTTATCATCTACTCCAGTTGTATCAGCTTTGAGTGTTACTGTTGATATGCAAGATAGAATATTTAGTGGTAATGATATATCTTCAGGAACAGGAACTTACTCAGTAACATTTAGTTTACCTTTTTATTCATCAAGTTATGCAGTAGGAATAACTGGTCAGGGACTTCTTACAGGAGATTTCTTTACAATTTCAAATAAAACTGTTAATGGTTTTAATGTTGCCTTTAAAAATAGTAGTGGCACAGGAGTAAGTAGAACATTTGATTATATTGCAAAAGGATATTAGATAGAATATGGCACAACACGACTATAACATAGCAAATCAGGGATTCAGTTCTTTTAGATCGGATTTAAACAACGCACTTTCAGCAATTCAAACAAACAATTCAGGAACATCAAGACCAACTGGTGCTGTCGCTGGACAACTTTGGTTAGACACAACAACTGCAACTTCTCCTACTTTAAAATATTATGATGGTGCTGACGATATATCTTTAGCAACTATTGACCATACAGCTAACACAGTTAATTGGTTAGATTCAACAGTATCAATTACTGGATTATCAACAACTGCAACAGGAACAGTTTTAACACTTTCAGACACAGCAACTACTTCAACAGTAAATTTAATCATAGACAACGACAAAGAGATTCGTTTTAGAGAAGCAACAGCTAATGGAACTAATTATGTTTCTTTATCTGCACCAGCAACTTTAGCAAGTGATGTATCATTTACACTACCTTCTGCTGACGGAACAAACGGACAAGCACTTATTACTAATGGTTCAGGCACACTTTCATTTACAACTTTATCTACAACTTTAACTTATTCTTCTGGTACAGCAACTGGCGACAACTCTACAACTGCATTTACAATTTCTTCAGGCAGATCAGTTCAAGATGTATTAGTATTTGTAAATGGCTTTATGCTTACACCAACTACTGATTATACAATTTCAGGAACTACATTAACTTTCGTAACTGCACCTGCAACTTCTGCTGAGATTACTTATAGATATTTACCACTTGGTGGTGCTTATACTTCAGCTAACTTTACTGGTAATGGTTCAGCTACAACAATCACAATAGATGCTGGTAGAGCAGTTGCTGATGTTCTAGTAGTAGTTAATGGATTAACTTTAGTTCCAACAACAGATTATACAATTAGTGGTACAACTTTAACTTTTGTTACTGCACCAGCAAATCTAGCAGAAATTACAGTACGATATTTGAGGTTGTCATAATGGGTGCTATCGCTAGGAACATAGCAAACAATATAACCACAAGTGGAGTATTTACTTCATCTGCTATTGCTAATTCTTCTGTTACTGGAATAACTGTACTTGCAAATGCTAGTGATGGAATTACATTTATATCTTCTCAAACTGCTAACAATTCAGCATCACTTAGTTTTACTTCAGGATTAGATTCAACTTATAAAGCATATAAATTTGTTTTTAGTTTAATTCAACCAAGAACAGATAACGTACAATTTGAATTTAACATGAGTACAGATTCAGGTTCTAACTACAATGTTACTAAAACATCTAC